ATATGCCCAGGCCGCGATAGGCGCCGCTGTTCTGCAGCGCCTGGTTCATGACCTCGATCTTTTCCGCGCCCCTGGCCCCCCGATAGATATCGCCCTGGCTTGCCGCCTCGGCCCTGGTGAAGACGCTGGGATAGGCCACGCCGGCGCGCTTCTGTGCGCCGACGGCTTGCGCCACGGTCGTCACCTGGGGAGATTTCCTGACGGCGGCCAGGGGGTCGTCTTGCAACGCCGTCCGCCACCTTTTGAGGGCGGCCTTGGCGCCGTCGTACCTGGCTTGCTCCAGCTCCGTAGCCTTGTGGCCGGGTTTCGGCGCCAGCGCCTCCACCACCGCCGCCGCTTCATCTGGGGGTAGCATCTGTATTTGCTGCCAGGTGGCGTATTCCGAGATGGCCCCGGCCCGGCCCAAATCGTGTGCCGCGCGCAGCGCCGCGTCGCCCAGGCGATCCAGGCGCCGGTCCATGTCCGGCAGGCCCTGGCCGGTGGTTCTGATCATGGTCAGGTCCAGATGGCGCAGCTCCCGCACTTCCCCCGCCTCGATGGCGCGCTGGCCCTGCCGGGCCGTCTCGATCACGCCGGCAGCGGCGGTTCTTTCCAAATCATTGGCAAACAAATGGTCATAGCCGCCATCAAGCATGAATGCCTTGGCGCTATCCGGATCGGCCAGGGCATCGGTACGAACCGTGCCCTGCGCCCAGGCCCGCAGGGTGGTGTTCCGGCTTTGCGCGTTGGTGATGTTGCCCAGGCGCTGCTGTTCGGCGATGTCCGTATAGGCATTGGCAAGCGCCTGCTGTTGGTCGACCCCGCGCTTGCCGGCGATGGTCTGTTGCCGGCGTGCGGTGCGGATATCAAGCTGCTGGCGGCCCCAATCGGATTCCCGCCGTGCCTGGCTGGCCCGCACCTGGCGCGCGCCGGACCGCTCCACATCGCCGGCATAGACGGTGGCCAGCCGTTTGACGTCCGGGTTTGAAATGTTACCAAACAGCTTGTCCCGCCCTTCGGCGAAATACTTGGCATAGCGCGGCAGATAATCGCTGCCGTCCGGCGCCCCTTGGCCGGCATAGGTTTCACCGCCGGTCCTGATCCCGTCCAATTCCATCTTGACGTTTTGGTATTCGCCCTCCGCCAGTTGCTGATTGCGCCGCTGCTGGTGCTGCACGGCGATCTCGGTTAGATCCCTGCCGGCGCCGGAAATCACCTGGCCCAGCTGTGCATCGGCCTGGCCCTTGGCCACCAGGGCCGCCGTATGTTGTTCCGTGGCGGCGTTTTCCCGGGCAAAGGCGCGGTCCAGGGCAGCGCCCTCCGCCTGGGCGCCGTGCAGGGCGCCAGTGGTGCCGTCCGGGCCGCGCCGGTCAAAGGCGGCGCCGGCCTGGGCCAGACGCTGCTGGCTAAAAATACGGTCAATTCTCATTCGGGGAAATTCCTTGCATAGCTGGAAACGCCTTTGCCGAAATCGGCGATACCACCGATTAGCGCGCCAGTGGACCGGGCCTCGGCACCGGCCGCGTTGGTCAATGATGTTGCCTGGCTGATCGAGCCGGTCCGGCGCAGGCTGTCCGCGTCGATCTGGCGGACCCGGCGGCGCGAGAGGGCGCGGGCCTCCGACAATTCCCGTTCCCGCTGACCCTGCAGGGTGAACAGATTGGCCTGCCCCCGCTCGCGCGCCGCCCGGCTGTCCGTGTTTAGTTGCATAATGTCCAGATCCTTGGCCAGTTCGCTGAAGCCCTCGGCGATCACCAGGTTCGGCGTGGTATCGTCAAGCAGCCGGCCTTGCGCGGCAAAGCCCGCCACCATGGACGAGACCCGCGCCGCGCCCGTGCGCCGGGCCTGGGACAGGGCGGTCAATCCGGCCTGTTCCTCCATGGCCGCGTTTTGCAGGGCCAGGGCGGCATTGAACTGGGCGATCTCCTGGGCCGATTGGCCGCCGCGCCGCAACAGCGCCGCTTCGATTTCGGCCAGCTCCAACGCCGCCTTGGCCTGTTCTTCCGAGGCTTCCAGGGACAGCGCGCCCTGACGCTGAAACGCCTCTGCCTGATCGTCGGCCGCCTTGGACGACTCGACGGCGCCGAAGGCGGTAGCGGCCAGGCTGGCCACGGCGGCAAATGCTTCAAAGCCCATCAGTCGTTCACCTCTTCACGTAGCACCAGGGCCAACACGGTGGCCGGTAGGGGTTGATTGGCGGTAATGGTGACCCGGCCCAGGCGGTCCCAGCCGGACGGCGGTTTGATGGCAATGGGACCGCTGTACAGCGGCACCGCCTGGCCCACCAGATCAGCGACCTCGCGAAAGACCACATCGTCTCCCGCCACCCCGGCCTTGCCCGAGGCGGCCAGGCCACCGGTATCCTTCAGTTGCAGGATCAGCTTGCCGATGGCCTTCTTGCGCCCCTGGCTGGCGCCGTCCTGGGCGCCCGTGGCCAGATCGTTGGTCACCAGGGTGGCGGTATAGTCCAGGCCGATTTCCACCGCCCGTGCCGCCGCGTCCAGGGTGATGGCGCCGCCAGAGACGACCTTAGCCGCCACCGGCGCGCTATCGGCCCGGATGGTGACGGTCTCGCCTTCCAGATGGTTCAGGCCGGACCAGGTCGCCGTGGGGGCGCCGGCAACCGCCACCACCGCCCCGTCCAGATAGATATTGTCCGGGCTTGGCGTTGGGTCGATCACCTCGATATAGCGCCTGGTGCCGCCGTTGATGATGCGCTTGACCACCAGCCAGACTTCATCCCCCGCGGCACCCGGGATCACCGCCACGCTTTCCACCCTGGCGTCCGTGCCGGCGATAATATGCCGGGCCCAGCCGATCACGGCCTGGCGGGGATAGTAGCTGCAGGACAGCAGATCGCCGTCTTCCGTGGCAACCCACAGGGTACGGTCGGGCTGTTCCTGCCAGGCCACTTCCCGGATGCCGCCCGCCAGCAGATGTTCCGAGATCACGGATATTTCGTCCGGTGAATATTCATCGGTTTCAACCTTGAAACCCAGGCTGTCCAACTGCCGCCCGTTATTGGCCGGTTCGCCGTAGCGTTTGGCGAACACCACCGTGTCGTCCACGTCCACTGGCGCCCGGTAGGCGCAGCCGGCCGAGGCGACCCGCTTCAGGGGAAAATTCGTCGGCGTGATTTCGTCCGCGTTGACCCGCCAGACCGCGCCCGCCGTGCCGAAAAACAGCCCCTTGGAACCCAGCAGCCAGCGTCCCACATTGGTGCGGGGCGAGGCGACGGTGGCATCGAACGGATCGGCGGCATTACTGCCGGCCAGCAGATCCAGGAAATCACCGGCCCGGGACAGCCAGATCTTTTGCGGATTGTTGTTCGACGCCGCCCAGGCCAGGCGCTGCTGGATAAAGGTCACCGCGCCCGGATAATCATTCGCCCCGGTAAAGGCGGGCGCCGGGTCCTTGCCCACGGTCACCGTGTATGTGGTCATGGCCCAGGCGGTATGCGCCGTGCGGGTCAATTGTTTGGGCGGCTGGCCGGGATGGGCCATATACATGATGTCGTTGGATTGGGCGAACATCACTTCCAGCAGCTCCGCCTCGGCCCAGGGCGGCGTGGTGATCTGATAGACCCGATAGCCGGCGCCGTCCGAGACATAAGCCGTGTGCCCGCTGCCGTCCTCGCCCGAAAGTTCGTAGGTATTGGCGGTCTGGTTGGCCACCGTGAAGCGGCGGCCGTTCAGTTCCGTCATGCCGACAATGCCCGACAGCATCACGTGGTCGCCGTTGGCATAGCCGTGGCCGGCCGAGGTGATGACCACCGGGTTGGCGGCGGTGGCGGCGGTGATCACCGTGGCGGTTTCGACAATGCGCCCCTGATCGGCGTAATAGCGCATGTAGCCACTGGTGCCATCATGGCCCAGTTCGGCCACATAGGCCTGTTCAACGCCAAAGATGAAGGGGATCAGCCGGGGCGGATGGGCGCTGTCCTTGACCTCGCTAATGAACCGCGTGCCGGCCCGCTTGGTCACCCCGCCGTGGGGCATAACCTGCCAGTTGGTCAGGGTGCGGCAGCCCTGGAAATATTGTTTCAGATCCGTGCGGCCGCGCAGCTTGGGCGACATTTCACCGGTGGTGAACTGGGTTTGTGACGGCCAGGAGCGGGCCATCAGGATAAATGCGCCTGCACGAAGGGCGAGGTGGGCAAAGCGTCCTGCACATCCTCGGAACCATCGGCGCCACGGGCCTGGCGCAGGATCATCGTGAAATCCTTGCCCTTTTGATCCGCCTCGGTTTTCGATCCGGTCAACGGCTTGGCCAGTTTCCAGGCCAGATAATGCGCCAGGGCCTGCACGAAGCCGGCATCGTATTGGGTGACATCGATAATCCGCCCGATATAGACCAGATCCACCACGCTTTCATCGATCAGCAGAAGCCGGCCCTCGATCTTCCAGTTCGGCGGGTCGGACGGATCGTTGACCGAGATCACCCGCAGGCAATAAGGGTCCGTGGGCAGCTTGAAGGCATTGTCATAGCCGAACAGCGGCGCCACGGCATCCTGGGCCAGGACGGCGCGGCGGGTGGCGAAATTCCAGGGATGCAGGCGCAGCACGAAGTCCCGGGCATCGTCATAATGTATGTTGCAGTAACGCCCCTGTTCGGTGCTTTCGGTCAGCGACGTGATGCGCTGTTCCTCCAGCACCGCCAGGGCGATGTTGCAGATTTCAACGTCCGATGCGGCCATGGCCGGCCCTCCCAGTTAGAAAAATCTATTGGAAAAAAATGGAGGCGGCCCCGATACGAGACCGCCCCCACTTGGATCTACGATGTGGCCGCCGTCAGTCGACCACGTAGACGATGTAGCCCTGCAACGTCGCCGCCACGGGTAGGGTGCCGTCGTTGATCTGCGCGGTCAGCACCACGCCTTCGGCGCTTTCAAACAGATAGGTCTCATCGCCCCCCACCGTGCCGGCCGGATTGACAGAACCGGCGGCGGAGACATCGACGCCATCGTCCAGGCCGTTGGGATCGGCCACCACGGCATTGTAACCATCGTCGTCATTGTAGGCTTCCCAGCCCAGGTCCATGGTGCGGGCCGCGCCCAGGGCGGAAAATGCGATGCGCGAGAGCGGCAGGATCACACGCACCTTGCCGGCCGGCAGTTTCACCAACCGGGCGATGGAGGTGGCATCGCCGGCTGCGGCCCCTTGGGTGAACTCAAAGAACATCAGGCGCATGCGGCCATGCCAGTCCGCCGTCTTGTTCATCACCGGGGGGGACGCCACGGAATTGGCGTATTCAGTCGAGTTTTCAGTGGTAACAGCCATTGTTATGGCCTCCTGTTGTGTGCGTAATGGGTTTTGAAATTGAAATGGTCGGCCAAGGCCGCGACGTCGGCCCGGCGTTCCTACGCCGCCCCTAGTGGAGTTGTGCGCCTCGGCGCACTGGCGTGAACGAAAATGCTAATGCCAATTCGATCAATATCGAATTGGAATTAGACTTCGACGCAGGCGATTTCCACCACCTGCTCTTCCTCCATGCGCACCGCGCCCAGGGACATGCGCAGGTAGATCTGGGTGGCATAGCTTTTGTCGTCGCGTTCGGTGATCTTGGTCACCACGTCCTCGCCAAGACCCAGGGTGATCGCCGCCTTGGTGTAGGCCAGGCACAAACGATCGGCCGAGCCGTCCACGTTTAGGCGGTTCGACATGATGAAGTCGAAGCCCATGTAATGGACCACGGCGCCATCCACCAGGGCCCGCAGGCGGTTGGTATCCACCGACTGGATCTGGCTGATATTCAACAGATCAGTGACCTGTTTCGGCCCGATCACCATGGTCTTGGCGTCGTCCGGGTCCACGTCGTTGCTGTTGAACAGTTCCGCCGCCGACTGCAACTTGGCCAGGGTCAGGCCGCCCGCCGCCGCCGCGATCTGTTGCCCGGCCAGAAAGGCGGCGGAGCCGGAACCATCCTTGCCAGTCTTCGCCGTACCGTTGGCGGCGGCGATAACCACATCGTCCATGGAGCGGCCCATGGCGTTGGCGCCCACCATGGCATATTCCGATTCCGGATCGATCAACAGGCGCACGCGGTCCTGTTGGTCGCACAGATCGGCCCATTCGTAATCCGCCAAATCCAGCTTGCGCCGGGAGTGCGGGGTGTTCATCAACGGCGTGTCGCCATGACGGGTGGTGCGTTTTTGCGCCGCCGAGGCGCCCATGCGGTCAAAATAGGCGCTTTCACCGGTAACGGATTCTACCCGCACGGTGCCACGCAGACGCGAGCCCTTCTGCTGGGACAGATGCATGACGTTGGCGCGGTATTGCTGCACGAACGCGGTATCGATTTGGTTAGACATCAGTCTAGCCCTCCATAAAAAAGCCCCCATGGGGGCGGTTTGGTTTAAACGGAGGGTTGCCCGCCCGATCACGCTGGATCGGCGGACCCGCCTGGCCGTAACGGTGGCCTGGCCGGGGCGTCACACGCCCATGTCGCCGCCGGACCCGGAACCAGTTTCCGAGTTACCCGGCAGAGTCATTACTTTTTGGTTTTTGGTCTAGACGGCGATCTGATCGGAATTGGAGGCTTGGAAGAATTTCCGCATGCTGTCCACCGCCGCGCCGTGGCCGGGACGGCCGGCCTTGTGATAGGGGTGTTCCGGGTCGTCATAGACGGCGGCGATCTTGGCCTTGGCGTCCTCGGTCGAGATATCCAGGCCGTTCACCTCGTCCTGGCTCAAACCCAAAGCCTTCACCGCACGCTCCGCCAGGGCCGTGTTGCGGCCGGTCTCGGCGCCCCATTCGGCATGCAGTCGGGCCATGGCCTTCTCATGCGCCTCTGTCCGCGTCTGGATTTCGGTTTGCAATTGTTCCGCGCCGCGCTCGGCATAGCGTTCCAACAAGGCGGCGGCCTGTTTCTGGCTGAAACCCAGTTCATGGGCCGCGCCCCGGAACCATTCGATTTCCGCCTTGCCCTTGTCGTCGACCTGGTTCAAGTCGCCGAAATCATAACCATCGGCCTGCGCGGGCCGGCCCAGGCGGTTATGGATACGGGCCCAATCTTCAGCACTGGCCTTGTCGTCCGGCAGGGCGATCGAATTGCCCTGATAGCGCTCCAACTCCCGATAGGAGGCGATGAAGTCGCCGGCGCTCTTCACACCCTTATCCGTCAGATAACCTTTGTCATCGTCATTCAGGCCCAGATCGTCGTGCCAGACAGCTGCATCATTGCTCATAGTCGGTCTCCTCTTCTTCCCTGTTCGTGTCCTGGCCGGCCCGCCCAATGGCGCGGGCAAGGTGCTCTACGACGGAGCGTTGGCCTTCGCGAAATGCAGTGTGCAGGTGATCGCCGCGGGTATAGGTGACCCCGGCGAAGCGGCCGATCAGATCCGCCAGCACCCGTTCGCCGGCAGGGCCGCCGAAACATTCCGCATAGTCACGGCCTAGTTGCGCCGTGACGCGCCGGGCCGCCTTGTCCAGCCCCGCGCGGCGGGCCTGGATTTCCTCGGGCGTGGTGAAGGCTGGGTCGCTCATGCCACCGCCCCCGGCGCCTTCGTACCACTGTCGGCCGGTTGTTGTTGCGCGGCCTGCGCCTGGGCCCGCCGCGCCCGGGTTTTCCGCACATCATCGGCACCGATCAGATAACGCGCGCTGCCCAGGGCCTGGGCCACATCGCGGGCGTATTTGTCGGCATCGAAGTGATCCATGATACCGGGATAGACCTGCCCCAGTGGCGCCAGGGTGCGAAAAGTGGTGATGCCGGCATCGATGCCCTGGCGCTGCTGGGCCCGCGCCAGGGGGCCTTCGAAGGTTACCTCCAGGCTGTCCGCGTCCGCCAGTTCGGCGGGGGGATCGCCAAAGGCGCCGGCCGCCAGCAGCAGCATCCAGCAGCGTTCCACCAATGGTTTCAGCAATTCCCGCTCGATCCGGCCGGTCATGGGCGCCAGGGCCTGGAAACGGCGGTGGCGGCGTTCGATCACCTCTTCCGCCGTCATCTGTCCAGCCTCCCGCAGGCGCATCTGATCGACGCCAAGGGCGGCTTCGATACGCTGGCGGTAAACCTCCTCCTTGGCATGTTCCACGTCAAAGCGGGCCTGGGACAACAGCTCCGTCGGTTTTTGCTCCAGGGCGCCGTCGAAATGATTAACCGCGCCCGCGCCCAGTCGCAGGGTGCCGCCGACCACGGTGCCCTCCTGTACCAGCATGGGCGGGTACAGGGCGCGGGGCAGCGCCTCCAGGCCATAGCGCACGATGGTGTTCAGCACCTTGACGAAGGGCAGCGCCTTCATGGCCGGGCTGCGGCCGTATTTTTCCCCCGACGACAGGGACCAGCGCGCCACGTGCACGGGCAGTTCCCGGTAGCCGCCTTCGGAAATAACATGCTTGTCCTTGACCGCCACATAGGTGCTGGCCACAGGCATGGCGATGGCGCGCCGGTCCTGGCGGGATGGGGGCCAGGCACGGTCATCGCGGGGTGCCAGGCAATGGATGAACTCGAACGGCTGGTGGCGTTTTTTCTCGTCCAGATAGGCCTCGTTGACAGACTTGCCCGCATCATCACCCCAGCGCTGCACTGCCTGCCGCGCGGTCAATTCGAATTTTCGGTAGACGCTGTCCACCAGGCCCTGGTTGTCCACGTCGATGACATATTCGGCGATCGGCAGGGTGCGGAAGTTAAAACCGTTAAAGCCAGCCGCCTGATCCGGCGCCGCCAGGCGCAGGGGTTGTTCCTCCGAGAAGATCCCCGCCGTGCCCATGGTGACCAGATCCACCAGGGCCTCCAGGATCTGCTGATAGAAATTGGATTGCCCCAGGGCCGCCGCCATGGTCTCGACCGAGGCATCCAGCCACTGACGTACCTGAACGTCTTCATTCAAGCCGGCCCTGCCGACCACACTGCCGCCCGCCCCGCCGCCAATGGGGCGCAGGCCGAACCAGATTTGCGCCGGGTTGGTCATGTTGTTGAACAGGGTCGCGACCAGTTCGTCCACCGCATCGGCGGCAGTACCGTCGAATTGTTTTTCCGTGCGCTTATTGCCCTGGCTTTGACTCCGGTTCACCGTCGCCTTGCGCGGAATGATGTGATCGGCGATGTCCTGCCAGTGGGCCTTCCAGGTGCCCCGTTCGCTGTTCAGGCCGTTATGGCGGCGGATGATTTCCGCCGCCGATATTGCGGTCGATTGTTTTGCGGTATTTTTCGCGGCTTGATTTTCCATTCAGTCCCCCAATCGTTGGCCCAGTTGCAGCCCCGGTATGGCCATGGGCTGGAATAGGGGCGCGCTGCTTTGCAGCCCCAATGGCCCGGTAAGATGCGTCTCGCCAAAGCCGAACAGAGAGCGCTTGCGCCGGGCGGCGGCGGCAGCGTCTGTTTTCGCCTGGCGCTCCGCCGCCGATGGCCCGGCCAGTGCCGTGGAGGCCGTGGGCTTCGCCACCACGGCGGGCGCCGGCAGCCCGAAAGTTGGAAAGCTGGACGGCGGGGCAAGCGATACCGGCCGGGGCGAAGCCGCATTGGCGAACAGAGACGCGGCGTCCGGCCCCGCATCGGCAACGCCAAATCCGCCCGTGCTGGGATCTGTGCTGCCCTGGTCTACATTGCCACCATCAAGGCTAAGAGCAGTCAGCCCAGCGGCGACAAAAGACGCGACCCTATAGGCCGTGCTGTTTCTCATCATGGTGTCAATGACATTGCTGGCGCCATCGGGAGATGTAGGAGAACCGCCGGCGCCTACGCCAACGCCGCTGTCTTCTCCCGTTGGCGATCCCGCGCCGGTGCCGGCCGCCGCGCCGGGACTGCCGCCTTGGCCACCGCTATCGGGACTGCCGCCTTCCCCCTGGCCTGATACGCCTTCCCCCGGTGCGCCCTGACCTACGCCGCTGCCACCGGCACCCGCGCCAGCGCCACCAGAAC